TGATCTTTTCTTGTAGTAATAGTTGCAATACCAGATGTCTCATCATATTCAACATGACCAACTTGAACGGCAGGAGCACTGGTAAATGTGACTGCAATACCAGTTACATTAACAAAATCATCAGTCTCTAATCCGTGGCCACTATAAGTTGTGAATGAACCAACACCAGCAGACGCAGTATGAATACCAGTTGTGGTCACTGCCATACCGATATTCACAGTAAAGTTCTTTGCACTTAAGATACCAGTAACACCAAAGTATTTTTGTGCATCAGATGGGAATGTAATATTACCAATACCTGTATCAAATTGGATACCAGCTAACTTAACTACATTTGCAGTTGTTAATCCATGAGCAGATGATGAAGTGATTGTTGCAATACCAGATATAGGTTCGTAATCTACTTCAGATATAGTTTTTACAACCTCATCAGTATAACCGTATGCACTGATAGTTGTTATACCATTTGCAGGGGTCTGATCAATGTATGATATAGTTCTTGGTGCATAGAAACCAGTTCCACCTTCTACGATACTAAAGTTTGTTATGATACCAGCTTCTGCTCTGTTTACAACTCCTCCACCAACAAACTCATGTGCAAAAGATGATATACCAACAAAACATCTAAATGTATTTGCAGTATGACCACTCAGTACATCAAAACCAGTAACGTTTCTACCATCCATGATTGCGGTGTCAACGCCTGCTTGAACCTTACCTCCGCTAACATAGGTTAAAGGTTGCGTACTAACACCACAATCTATAATTACATTGTTAGCGTCTACAATTTTTACAATAGGATATGCGTCTTCTCTAAAGGTGTATGTGGATATACCCTCTGTAACTTGTATTTCTTTTATTAGTAGATTTCTACTTTGATTTCTTGCAGTTCCAATGTAATGTCCAGTCGCTACTCCAATACTTGTGATACCAGTTACATAATCATACCCAAATGAGGTAATAGTTCTGGCAACAGATACAGGGGAGAATGTAAATCCAGTACCTGTAATTCTAATTCTATCATCCTGTACAAATCCATGAGAGTTGGCAGTAAATGTACAAATACCAGCAATATGGTTGTAATCTGCTGTAGAAATTGCGACTGCACTACCAGCTGATGTTCCTAAAACTGCACCAATACTTGCACCATATCCCTGAGAAGCTCTTACGCTAATTTCGGGTATTGCTCTATATCCTTGTCCCTTTCCTTCTATTTGTATAAATTCAAGACTACCAGTTGTTCCAACACCTACTCTTGCGGCAGCTTTGAGTGGTGTATAATATCCAGCACCTGTTTGTAATCCAACTTTATTAATTCTTCCAGCTCTAGGAACTCCACTTAAGAAATTTAGTTTATTATTTGTGCTATCAATAATCTCAAAGTCCAAACCAGGCGTTTGAACAACATTATTGATTAATATGAATGGATTATTATTAATATCTACGCCTGTATTCACACTGTTGTAAAGAGCAGTTACAACACCTAAGTTTTCCGATAGATCAAATTGTGTGCCTGCAACACCTGTAAAGTCTAGAGATACATCATCAAGAATTACATTATTATCTTCTGGATCAAATGGATCTAATTTTCTAGAGAATAGTCTACCAGCAAAAGAAGAACTAGTTTGTAATCCAATAGGCCCTGCTTTACCATATGGTGCGTCTGTAAAAAATATATTATCTTCAACAATATTATAATCACCAGAAAATACAGAGTATCCAGCACCAACTATGTGAGTAGTTGCTATAGATCCAAATGCACCTCTCTCCACAACAACCTGTGAACTAGTAGATGTACTGAACACAGGATAATACCCTGCTCCAGTTTTGAATACAATGATTTCTGATATTGTTCCTACGCCACTGATGATGGGGTAAAATACACCCTCTGTTAAAGGAGTTGTTGTACCCTCAATAATTATTTTTGGAGGATCTGTTTGTGCATACCCTGCCCCACCAGATAAAACCTCAATATCGGAAACACCATATACTGAGTTAAATGTTGGTCTAAGTAGAGCTCCTTGTCCTGGCGTAACTCTTGTTGACATTTATTCCTCTATATGATGTTAATAGAACTACTGCAATAAACTCTGGTAACTCCAGTGCTATCACGAACTATACTAAAAGTTAGTATATCATCATTGTTTGTGGCAGGCGGAGGATTGCCTCCAACCCATTTGACACCGTTTGCAATAACTGAACCATTTACTTTACAATTGTCACCATAAGTATATCCAACTCCAGCATTGATAATAAGTGTTGCTGTTGTTGCCTTACTATTTTGACCACTAACATTTGTAAAATTCCATGTAGTAACGGATGTTGATAATCCACCTAATACAACAGAACCTTGCGAAACATCTACAGTGATTGTACCGCCTGCACTTACAGTTAGAGTATCACTAAAGTTTCCTACAACTTTTTCTGTGATATCAGAGTTGAAGTTCACCTGATCCATCAGGGTACTTGCACCACTTACTTGAATGTCACCACCAATGTCTAATCTACATTTTGGAGCGGTGGATCCTACACCACAATACGCTTCGTTAGTAACTACGAAAGATTTGTTATCACTTACTGCATCATCCGATACTCGCAATCCATGTGCATTTCCTTTTGCAATTGACCATACAACTGGTTTCTCATCCGAGAAAGATGCAACCTCTAACTGAGATGTAGGCAGAGATGTTCCAATGCCTACCATACCATCAGCTTTGATTCGGAACATTGTTGTTGCAGTTCCAACCTCAATAGGGCCTTCTGCAATCGCACCAGGCTGTTGAATCGTAATCTTACCTATATCACCATAAGTCGTTGTTACAACACCAGTAGTGTTAATATCAATATCATCTGCAACACTTTTTGCCATACCAGCAAAACCAGATGTGGACGCAATACCACAATTGGTAGAATATCCAGCAGTGCTGGCGAAAGAAACAAAACTTACAAGGTTTGTACTATCTCCAAAAACATCATATATCTCGTTGAAGTTATTATTAATCTTAATAGTAGCCGCCAATAAAGTATCGCCCGTTCCATCGTTGGGTTGCGTGCCAGTACTAATCCCTTGTTTAGACATTACTTAAAAAACGTTTTCTTTTTATTTATAGTTAATATGGAGGGTTATCATCCATAGTTGCCAATGTTGTACTCATTTTAGTCACAGATGAGTTAACTCTGTTAATATCATAGTAAAAATCAGTAGCTACTGTACTATTTGCAATAGCAAACTTTGCCTGTGAAAATGTAGAACCACCTATCTTCTTCACTGTAAGAAACTCATCATCCATTTTGATGATATCGCCTTTACTTAAAGATCCAATACCAGCAGATATTGTTACACCTTGATCCAATGTACCAACAGCATCAGCCACAGTAACTCCTAGTCTCTTATTCTTGAGAGGAGTTTGAATAATATTATCAATCATAATCAAGGCTTGTTTGTTAGGTTCTGCAACTCTGAGTGTATGGAATCCAGTTCCTAAACCAGTAAATGTGAAAGGAAGTGCAGTTGCTAAACCAGCAATCCTAAATTTAACATCATCAACCTTTGTTATAAACAAACGATCAGGCATGACATTTGTTCCTAATTCTACAGGACTTAGGAAAATGTTATCTGTGGGTGTTGTACCACCAACGTATGTACCAGCGATGGAAATAACATTAGTGGAGGCATATCCAGTTCCTCCATTTACAACCCCTACGTCTGTAATATCCAAATTACCATCTCTAGTAATATTGAATATAGCACCAGATCCAGATCCATCAGTGGTAGACGGAACGTTAGAATACATTGTTGAAATACCAGTTCTAGTTCCTGTTACTTTAGTGACAGGGAATGTAAGATCGTTTGCTGGAGTTGTACCACCTAAATGTGTTCCAGCGATACTTACATTGTCAGTAACAAAGTATCCAGATCCACCATTAGTTAGAGTAACTGCGGTAGATATACATTGACCAGTGGTTTGATCAAAATCAAACTTAACTTGGAATGTAGCACCACTACCTCTGGTTGATATGCCAGGCACACCACCTTCAACAGTTCCAAATCCATATATTCTAAACACAATGCCTGGAGGATTTTCTGTTACAGCTGTTCCTGTTACAGGGCCTGGAATCTGAACATTGTAACCATTTTCAAACATTGCACTACCACCAACACCAGATGCCTTAGCAGCCATGATGATATCTTTTGTTCCTGTAGTATGTGATGTGGTTGCAATACCGATCTTAGTACCACCAAAGGTTTCTAAAATAACCTCCTGTCCTGTTTGGAAGTTATGTCTAGGAATATCAAGAAGATTATTTCCAAGATCAACGTTGACAGGAGCACCAGCACCAGCATTGTATACTGCCTTGAATACAGGAGAGTTCTGTACAGATAGTTTGAATTGTTTACTACCGACCAGTGTTCCTGTTCTATCATGAGCACCATTGAAACCATCAGCAATATCATCTAGGTTCAAGACTTTGTTAGTCTTGTTCATGATGAAGCTCTTGATTGGTCTACCTTCTGGGAAGAATATTCTTTGTACAGATCCATCTTCTAGTGCATCATCTTC